CATCAGCCCTTTCCCAGATACTATATTTTTAGTTAATGAAATCAATTTAAGACCTCAGTTAGACAAGCACCGCCAGTACCTCTTTTTGCTAAATAGTTTACGAGCAGGTAAAAGATATGCTCCTTGGGTATCTGCAAGTAAGAGTAAGAACTTGCAAGTCATCAAAGAATACTATGGATATAGTAACACAAAAGCTAATGGAGCCTTAAAGGTATTAACCAAGGCTCAAATTAAGCAAATAAAAGCGAAATTAGATAAAGGTGGTTATGATCAACGAAGCAACGTGGGAAATCAGTGACATGTTGGAGGTTCAATTAAAGGACCCTAGCGATTTTCTAAAAATAAAAGAGACACTTTCACGTATAGGTGTAGCGTCTAAAAGGGAAAAGAAGCTGTTTCAATCATGTCATATACTCCATAAGAGGGGTAAGTATTATATAACCCATTTTAAAGAGCTGTTCAAGCTAGATGGTAAGCCATCTAATCTATCAGAAAACGATATTGAAAGAAGAAATACAATTGTATGTCTCTTAGCTGAATGGAACTTGGTAGGGGTTGATGCCCTCCCGGCACCCAAGGCACCACTTTCTCAAATTAAGATTATATCGTTTAAAGATAAGGGTGATTGGGCATTAGAGGCTAAATACACGGTAGGAAATAATGAATCTAGTTATTCTAACTAAGCCTCCTAAGAAAGCGTTAGAAGGTGTTTTATCAACGGCAGAGAGGTTAGCAGAAGAAGCTAAGAAAGCTGGGGTAAAATGCTACCTGGTTGATATGGAAGGTGCTTATATTAAAGATGGAATGGTTCATAACATCAATGATGATAAGGGCTTTCCAATAAGCAAGCAAGATACGGTTGTGGTAGCGAGAGCTTCTATAACAATGAAAGATTCTTATCTTAACCTTCTTACCCAGTTTGAACGGTTAAAGGTACCAACAATCAATACTCGCGAGTGTACTGAGATATGTGCCGACAAATATAGAACTACATTGATCTTAAGGGATAATGATATTAATCAACCCAAGACTGTATTAATGTCCATGGGGCCTGATAAGAAGATAAACTATGCCGAGCAGGCATTTGATAAGCTTAAAACCAAGCTCCCTGTCATATTAAAAACCTTGAGGGGGACTCAAGGTGTAGGTGTTATGCTAGTTGAGTCTTTACAATCATTAGACGCTATCACTCAGTTATTATATAAGATGGATGAATCAATAGATCTACTCCTTCAAGAATATATTAAGAGTGAATTCGATGTAAGGGTTATGGTGTTAGATAATGAAATTATAGGGACTATGAGGCGTAATGTCCCTGACAAAGATTTTAGATCTAATTATTCACAGGGAGCTACAACTGACAAATACGAACTTACCGAGAAAGAAAAAGAGATATCTCTCGCCGCAGCAAAAGCAGTTGGTGGATATTGGACTGGTGTTGATTTTATTCCTAATAACGATGACCCTCTTATTATCGAAGTAAACTCATCGGCAGGTACGGAAGGTATTGAAGGTATAACCGGTACCAATATAAACGAGATAGTTGTCAAGTATATAACCGATACCAATAATATTAAAGGCCCCCGTGAAACATGTGGCATGCGCGAGAAGTTTGAAATACCTTTGTATGGTAAGACTTTAAAGGTTAAGATGGATACTGGTAATAGCTCCACGGCAATGGTACTTCACGCTAAAGATATAGAGATTGGTAATGATGGTAAGAAAGTAACTTGGAAGTTTAGGGGTACAAAATATAGAGCTCCTATCGTAGAGATTAAACGGATATTAACAGGCCCGGGAGATCATATCGAAGATCGAGCAACCATTGAATTAGATTTATCATTCAATGGCATTCTACATAAGAATGTACTATTTACCCTTGATGATAGAAAAGATAAATTAGATATACTTTGCAGTAAGCATTTTATGATTGATAACAACTTAATAGTGGACCCTTCAAGTAAGTACCTTCTAAGTTGATTTCTAGCTTGTTATGAGCTATAATATATATTATGAACAATTTTTATACACACGTTGCCCAATGGGGTGACAATCTACTTGTACGTGCTATCGTAGATGGCCAAAGGCGTAATTTTAAAGTGCCTTATAAGCCTACCTTATTCGTACCAAGCCCTAAAGAATCAAAATACAAAACATTAGCTGGGAAGAGTGCTAGCCCCATCAGGTTTGATACCATCAGCAAAGCTAAGGATTTTGTTAAGTTGTATCGCAACAACCATGATAAGATATTTGGACTAACTCAATACCCCTATACATACATCGCCGATCAATACCCGGAAGATATTAAATATGATCCAAAGTATTTAAAGATCATCACTATTGATATCGAGGTTAAGTGTGAGAATGGTTTTCCAGATCCCGAGAAGGCAGAAGAGGAGATGCTATCCATCACCGTTAAGGATCATAGAACAGGAAGGTTCACGGTATGGGGAATCAATCCTTATATTAATACCCGGGAAGATGTAACTTATATCTTATGTGATTCAGAATTGAAGCTTCTCCATTCATTCATAAGCTGGTGGTCTGATGATTATCCAGATATTATCACAGGGTGGAATTCAGAGATGTTTGATATCCCTTATATTTGTAATAGGGTAGCCAAGGTAATCAACAAGAGGGCAGTTAAACTCTTGAGTCCGTGGGGGATCGTAAGGGAGAAGACGGTTAGGGGGCAGTATAGGGACATGAAGAAGTTTGAGATCCTTGGTGTATCAGATATAGATTACCTACAACTATATAAGAAGTTTACTTATGTTAATAGGGAATCATATAGATTAGATTATATTGCTGAGGTAGAGCTGGGCGATCATAAAGATGGTAACCCCTTCGATACCTTTAAAGAGTGGTATACAAAAGACTATCAATCATTTATTGATTACAATATACAAGACGTGGAGATCGTAGACAACTTAGAAAAGAAGATGCGATTGATCGAGCTACTCTTAACAATGACATACGATGCCAAGGTTAATATGCAAGATACATTTACCACGGTGAAGTATTGGGAAGTGCTTATATACAATTACCTATTGAAGAGAAGTATTGTGATTCCCCAGAAGGATATTGACGCTTCTAAAGATGCTCAATACCCAGGTGGTTTCGTTAAGGAACCTAAAACAGGAGAGAGTGATTGGGTTGTTAGTTTCGATCTTAATTCCTTGTACCCTCATTTAATCATGCAATATAATATCAGCCCGGAAACGATGATTGATCAGAAATTAAATGTTAATGTTGATGGTATATTAAACAAGGAATATGATACAAGCAATTTAAAATATGCCATGGCAGCTTCAGGTCAATTATATGATAAATCTAAGAGGGGATTTCTACCTGAGTTAATGGATACTATCTATAACGAGAGGGTGGTATATAAGAAGAAGATGCTTCAATTGAAGCAGGAGCTGGTAGACGATCCTTCCCGGGAGGAAGAGTTATCGGGGGAGATCGCTAAGTACAACAACTTCCAAATGGCCAAGAAGATTCAAATGAACTCATGTTATGGAGCTGTAGGAAATGCTTACTTTAGATTCTTTCAATTACGTAACGCCGAGGCTATTACCTTATCAGGTCAAATGGCTATTAAATGGATTTCAAAGAAGTTAAATGAATATATTAATAATATATTAAAAACAGATGAAGATTATGTGATAGCTGTTGATACCGACTCTTGCTATCTTAGAATGGATGGGCTGGTTAATAAAGTATTCGATAAGGATACTCCTAAAGAGAAGATTGTTGATTTTCTAGATACCATCGCCAAGGATAAGCTAGAGCCGTTCATTAGTGAATGCTATCAAGATTTAGCTAATTATACGAATGCTTATGAGCAAAAGATGATTATGTCAAGGGAAGCAATTGCCGATAGAGGTATATGGACAGCTAAGAAGCGATACGTATTGAATGTATGGGACAATGAAGGGGTAAGATATAAGACTCCCCAGCTAAAGATTATGGGCATTGAAGCTATTAGATCCTCTACTCCAACCATATGTAGACCAGCCTTGAAGAAAGCATTAAGTATTATTATGAATGGTACCGAGCAAGACATTAATGAATACATCCAAGAGTTTAGAACAAAGTTTGTTAATGCTTTGCCCAGCGATATATCATTCCCTAGATCTGTGAATGGCTTGGCTAAATGGACTGGGGCGAATAGTATTGTAGCTAAAGGTACACCTGTTCACGTAAGGGGTGCCCTATTATATAATCATATGATAAAGGAAAAGAAACTTATTAATAAGTTCCCCCTTATCGGAGAAGGAGAGAAGGTAAAGTTTATTTACCTTAAAACTCCTAACATTATCCAAAGCCATGTTGTATCATTTATAACATTGTTCCCGGATGAGTTAGGATTGCATAAATCAATTGATTTTGATTTACAATTTGAAAAAGCTTTCATGTCGCCCCTCATGGCTATATTGAAGCATTTAGAATGGAATATAGACTTGAGCTTTGGCACTCAAGCTACATTAGAAGATTTTTTTTAAAGGAGAAAGTATGAAAGAAAATGAAGTGGTTACCGTAGCCCTTATTAACGGCGCAGAAGTTATTGGTTTATTTGTATCAGAGACTAATGATGAGATTACAATCAATCAACCTAAGCTGGTTCAAATCAATGAGCAAGGCATGGGGCTATCAGACGGCATTTGTATGACTGGTGAGGAGCTAGAGGCTAATTTTACATTTAGAAAGAACTCATTATTGTTCTCGATTAAGACGAGTGATATTGTAGCTAATGCGTATAACAAACACATCTCTAAAATTGTAACACCTGATTCTAAAATCATTTTATAATGGCAAAGTTAATAACACTTAAGCATTTAAACGATGGTCATATTGAGGATATTATTGAAGCATTGCATAGATATGGAGCTTCAGATACAGCTTACTTTGTTGAAATACAAGTTGATGCAGTATTATCCAAACAAAATGTGGATGAAAGATTAAAGAAAGAAGGCTTGATTTAGGTCTTGTTTTATAGTATAATATAGTAAACAAGGAGAATATTATATGAGTATAATGGATAAATTAGCTGCTAATTCTAGAATTAAAGCCAGCGCCACCTTAGCAGAGTCTAAATTATTTTCAGATAAGAAAATGGTGAAGACTTCTGTTCCAATGATAAACGTTGCGTTATCAGGTGATATTGATGGAGGCTTGAGTTCGGGATTGACTGTATTGGCAGGACCTTCAAAGCACTTCAAAACAAGTTTTGGATTGTTAATAGCTTCGGCTTATTTGAAAGAGCATGATGATGCGGTTATATTATTTTACGATTCAGAGTTTGGTAGCCCGCAAAGCTATTTTGAAGGCTTTGGTATTGATACTAATAGGGTATTGCATACACCAATTATGAATGTGGAGGAGCTTAAGTTTGATTTGGTTAACCAATTAGAGAATCTCGAGGTAAAGGATAAGGTAATTATCTTGATTGATTCAATTGGTAACCTTGCTTCCAAGAAAGAATTAGAGGATGCTAAAAGCGAGAAATCAGTAGCTGATATGAGTAGAGCTAAAGCTTTAAAAGGTTTGTTTAGAATGGTAACTCCATACTTAACAATGAAAGATATTCCTTTGATTGCTATTAACCATACCTATCAAGAAATCGGTTTATTTCCTAAAGCAGTTGTGTCTGGCGGGTGTGTAGTTGCTGGTACTGAGATACAAACAATTGATGGTTTGAAGAACGTAGAAGATTTTAATGTAGGAGAAAAAGTAATCACACTAGACGGTGAGCGAGAAGTTACTCATGTGTGGAACCCTGATACATTAGAGGACGGGAATCCAGAATGCTATGAAATCGAGTTTGAAGATGGATATACAGTGACTTGTTCGGATAAACATAAGTTTCTAGTTAATGGTGGCTGGGTTAAAGCGGAAGATTTGAAAGTTGGAGTTGATGTAAATCAAATAGAAAATCGCATAATGAAAATTGCAAAAATAAATAAAGTAGGTAAGAAACCAGTATACGATTTATCGGTGAAGGATAATGAACATTATATCCTTAAGAATGGTGTTGTAACCCATAACACAGGAATTTACTATAGCGCTGATAACATCTGGATCATCGGAAGACAGCAAGAGAAGAAAGGTACCGAGATTAAAGGTTATAACTTTATTATCAATATTGAGAAATCAAGATTCGTTAGGGAAAAGTCCAAGATTCCTATCGCGGTAACATGGGAAGGTGGTATCATGCCGTACTCGGGATTACTTGAAGTTGCATTGGAAGGTAAGTATGTTGTTAAACCTAACATTGGATGGTATGCAAGGGTCGATACCGAGACAGGTGAGGTAGAAGATAAGAAGGTAAGGGAAAAAGATACCCTTAACAAAGAGTTTTGGGCTCCTGTATTTGCTAATACCGACTTTAAAGATTTTATTAAGAAGCGATTCCAGATTGGTCAGATGAGCATGCTTGATGATTGAGAATTATATTAGGGTTTATGATAATGCTATCCCTGATGAATACTGTGATGATTTAATTAAAAGGTTCGACGCCAATAAAGAGGCGTATATTAATATTCCCGCCGTTATGGAATTACTTACATGCAGGCAGGAAAGTGAAGAAAGATTCGAAGTATATTATAGGGAGTTATTTACATTATGTATAAATTTGTTGTAAACAAAGATGAGAAGTGGCAGGGTATTGGCTTAACAGAAAAAGCTGGGCGCTGGCAAGGTGTTGTGTATAGATATGGCAAGGTTAATTTTGAAGAGGATAAAGATAACACTCTAAGTTTCGATTGGGAGTTATTAGATTCTAACGGATTGGAGGAAGAAGTGTTTGAGTGTAGTGAGTTTCAAAATATACTTGGAGATATTCTTATTGAGATTATCGATGATCAATTAGCTAATGGAGACCTAGAATATGACGATAGAGAGAACGATACTAAGTAATTTATTATTTAACGAACCATTTACCCGTAAGGTGTCTCCTTTCCTTAAGAAGGAATACTTCCATGATAGAATCGAAGGGGTAATGTTTGAAGAGATCAGTAGATTTGTAGAGCACTACCATGATAAACCTTCTAAAGATTCCTTAACGATTGCAATCGGTGCTCGTAATGATTTATCAGGGGACGATTATCAGTCTATCATGGCATCCATTACAGATTTATCTGAAGAGAAAGTTAACCAAGATTGGCTGGTTGATTTAACCGAGAAGTTCTGTAAGGATAAAGCAGTTTATAATGCTATATTCAAAGGTATTCAAATTATTGATGGCAATGATGATAAGTATACTCAAGATGCCATACCTGAAATATTATCGG